AGAACCCGACAACCTTTGGTCTGTGGGGCTTGTATAAGGGCGTCTGGTACAAGGTCAAGGAGTACCATTACGACGGCCGGGCGCGCGGACGGCAGAAAACCGACGAGGAATATTGCGACGATCTCGAGGCGTTCGCCGGCAAGTTGTCGATCCGGGGTGTCATCGTCGACCCGTCGGCAGCTTCGTTCATCGCGGCCATCAAAAAGAGGGGTAAGTTCAGGGTGATCAAGGCAGACAACGACGTCATCGACGGGATCCGGGATGTTGCGTCCGCGCTCGTCGAGGGGCTGATCAAATACAATGACTGCTGCAAAGAGACGCTGCGCGAATTCTCGTCTTACGTCTGGGATGAGAAGGCGGGCCAACGCGGCGAGGACAAGCCGAAGAAGGAAAACGACCACCAAATGGACGGCGACAGGTATTTCGTCCGCGCCGTCGTGAAGCGCAAGAGCGGCGTCTACTTCCCGAACGCCGGATAGAAAGGAGGTCTGCGACATGCCTTTTGTTGACTTGAATCTTTCCGCCACCGACGATACGAAGGAGATTACCGAGATCATCATCCGCGGCCGGAAAGCCGAAATGACGATCGAGGAAATCATTCAGCAGGAGATCGCCGATTGGCAGAAGTCTGAAGCGCTCAAATGGATGCTGATTGGTGATCGGTACTACCGGAACAAGACTGACATCCTCGAACGTGTGCGCGAGGCGATTAACGAATACGGTGTTAAGGAGCCGGTCGCCAATCTTGCAAACAACAAGCTGGCGAACGCTTTCGTTCGGAAGCTCGTCGACCAGAAGGTCGGCTATCTGCTCGGAAAGCCGATCAGCGTGCAAACGGATAAGGACGAATATGCCGAAGTGCTAGGCGAATTCTTCGACCGGGATATGCAGCGCACGCTGAAATCGCTCGGCAAGGAAGCGATCAACAAGGGCATCGCATGGCTGCACGTCTACTATGACGAGGACGGCGCCATGAGCTTCAAAAAGATGCGGAGCGAGGAGATCATCCCGATATGGGCCGACGAGGCTCACACGGTACTGGATGCGCTGATCCGCGTCTATGACGTGATTGTCTACGAAGGAAAGAACAGGAAGACCATCACAAAAGTGGAATGGTGGGATACGAACGGCGTCCGCCGGTATGTGAAGGACGGTAACGGGTTGGTCGTCGACGTCGAAGAAGGCGGCCACGGGCCGCATTTCTTCGTTGTTCAGGGGAACAAGTCGATCGGGATGAATTGGGAACGAATCCCGTTCATTCCCTTCAAGTACAACGAGGAAGAACAGCCGCTGGTCCAACTGATCAAGTCGCTGGTTGACGATTACGACAAGCAGAAAAGCGACAATGCAAACAATCTTGAGGATCTGCCGAATAGCATTTATCTCGTCAAGAACTACGGCGGACAGAAGGCCGAAGATTTCCGGAAGAATCTCGCGATTTTCCGGACGATCTTCGTCGAAGGCGATGGCGACGCAAAAACGCTCAACATTGAATTCAACGTCGACGCATGGAAAGCGCACATGGAGCAGGCGCGCAAAGACATCTACGAGTTCGGCCGTGGCGTCGACACGCAGGGGCTGAAGCTCGGCAGCGCGCCGTCCGGCATTGCGCTTCGGTTCCTCTACTCGGACCTGGACCTTGACGCAAACATCATGGAAACCGAGTTTCAGGCGTCGCTGGAGCAGTTGCGCTGGTTTTTCGACACACACCTATTCAACACAACCGGCGTGGATTACAGCAAAGAGGATGTCGAATTCATCTTCAACCGTGATATGCCGATCGAGGAGACCGAGATCATCACGAACATCCGTAACAGCGCCGGCATCCTGTCCAACGAGACACTCGTCGCACAACACCCGTGGGTCACGGATGTGAAGCAGGAGATGGATCGTCTCAAAAACCAGCGTGATGAGCACATGGAATCATATGGCGGCCTGCCGCCAAACAATCAGCCCGGCCAGAACGGCAACGGTGACGACGAATGAAGCCGGAAGAATACTGGGCGCGCCGGATGGACCAGCTCAACGAGGCGATGATGGACCGCGGCGAGGCGTACATCCGCCGACAGCGAGAGGAATACGAGCGCGCGCTGGCCCGGATCCGCGAGAAGACCGAACGCTGGTATGCACGGCTCGCCAAAAACAATGACATCAGCATTGCCGCCGCCCGGCAATTGCTCGAACGAAACGAGCTGAAGGAATTTCGATGGACCGTCGAGGAGTACATCCAGCGCGGCCGCGAGAACGCTGTTGACCAGCGCTGGGTGAAAGAGCTTGAGAATGCCAGCGCGAAGGTCCACATCACACGCCTGCGCGAGCTCGAAATCCACCTGCAAAACGAGATCGAGCAGTTGACGGCGCGCCGGCTCAAGGGCACAACGGACACGCTCGGCGGTATCTACCACGACAGTTATTATCGCAGCGTGTTTGAGATTCAGAAGGGAACCGGTGTCGGTACGTCGTTCGCGCAGCTCGACGATCGCCAGATCGAGAAAGTCCTTTCGCGCCCGTGGGCGCCGGACGGCAGCAACTTCAGCGCCCGGATCTGGAAGGACCGGGACAAGCTGGTCAGCGAGCTGCAGACGATCTTGACCCAGGACCTGATTCGCGGCGAGCAGGCGGAAAAGGTGATCACAGACTTCGCAGAACGCTTCGAGGTCAGCCGGCATGCTGCCGAGCGTCTGATTCGGACGGAGGCGGCGTATTTTGCCGGTCAGTCCCGGCTCGACGCCTACCGGGAGACTGGAGTCGAGACCTACAAGTTCGTGGCGACACTCGACCGCCGGACGTCCGAGATCTGCCGGGATATGGATGGTCGGGTGTTTCGCCTTAGCGAGGCGTGGGCCGGCGTCAACTACCCGCCGCTGCACGTTTACTGCCGGTCCACGACGATCCCATACTTCGAGGACGCCGAGCCCGGTGAGCGTGCAGCGCGGAGCGACGACGGCGCCACGTACTATGTGCCGGGGGACATGACCTACCGCGAATGGGCGGAGCAGCACGCGCCAGCGGCCACAGAGCCCGTCAGAGCCACTGTGACGCGTTCGGCTGAACCGCCGATAGTTCGGACCTCGGATCAGCAAACGGCGCGTCAGAAGGTCAACGAGGCCCGCGAGGAGCTCGAAAATCTGCATAGGGATATCGTGGGGGCCGAGCCGGCCATTACCCGGGCCGTCCGAAAGGCTATCGATGACGCCGGCGGGAAAGTGGCGGCCGTCCGAATCAAAGAGCGCGACAGGTACATTCGAGACATCACGGACGACCTCGTGCACGACATGCAGATAGATCCTAGCCTCACACCGGCGGATGTCGCGCGGTCTGCGAGCGACGCGCTGCGTTATACGGCTGTCGCGCCCGCGCGGAAGTATGTGGACGTATATTCTGGCGTGCTCATGGCCCTGATCAACGATGGCCACACACTGCGGCGCGTCCGGAACACATGGAAGGATGATCAGGTGCCGGATGCCAGCATCCATGTCGTCCTGGTGTCGCCGGACGGACATCCGTATGAGGTGCGGTTTGATACGCCTGACAGCGCCGAGCTCGCCGAGCAGATTCGGGACCTGATGGAGCAGTATCTGACGGCCGAGACGGACGAGCAGCGGCTTGAGGTATGGACCGAAATGCTGAAGCTGGCCAGCGGAATCCGGCGGCCGCCGGGCGTGGACCGGATCAAGTGAGGAGGCGATGCTGATGCAGCATTACGCAATCACGCTGTACGGCACCACGAAGGCCGCGCCGTTCGCCGTCGTCCGGTTCGACCGCGGCGTCTTTGAGGAGTACCGCGCCGGCCGCTGGCGCCGTACAGACCGCTATGACGGCATCCTGACGGGCGATTTCGTCGACTATGAGCCAGTCACCGCCGACGAGGCGGAGGCCATCACGAAAGCGAGGTGATGCGAATGGCAGCGAGCCAATACCGCCGAAGCGCCCTGTGCGAAGCCATCCAGTTTAACTCGCCGGACCAGGTGCAGGAAATCATCGACTTCGTCGGTCTGCCGGTCATGGTCGAATATAAAACCGACGGAAGTGTACACCTGCGCGTAATCCGCGGCACATACGAGGTGGCTGTCGCCTGTGCGGGCGATTATCTCGTCAAACACGAGAACGGCAAGATCGAAGCGGTCAAAAAGGACGATTTCGAATCGCAATACGAACCGGTTGATTCGGGCTCCGGATGAGACTTCCGGGGCCCATTTTCCACCCGCGGCCGGGGTATATCGGTCGGCACCATCAGCGGGCGAACCGCTATACAAATTCGGAGGGTGATCTATTGTGGAATGGCTGAAGGAACTGCTGCAGAAGCTGGGGATCGCTGACGCGGACATCGAGCGGATCGATGCGGAGGTCCGGAAAGAGCTGCCGAAGCATTTCGTGCCGAAGAGCCAATACAATGACGTGTCTGAGGCCCGGAAGAAGGCCGAGGAGGCGCTTCAGGACCGCGACAAGCAGCTGGAGGACCTCAAGAAGTCTGCCGGCGCCAGTGAAGAACTGCGCAAGCAAATCGAGCAACTGCAAGCCGACAACAAGGCTGCCAAAGACCGCTATGACGCGGAGATCAAGGAGCTGCGCCTGACCAGCGCGATCAAACTCGCGCTTGCCGGCAAGGTCCATGACCCGGACATCGTCGCGGGCCTGCTGGACAAATCGAAGATCGAGCTCGACGACGCCGGCGCGATTAAATCCGGCCTCGACGAGCAGCTGAAGGGCCTTCGCGAGAGCAAGGCTTTTCTTTTTGTCCCGGAGGACGGTGGCGGAACGTTCCAGTTCCGCGGCGCAAAACCGCCTGAAGGATCTGGCGGCGGCGGAGGCGGCGGAGCCGACAAGGCGGCCGAGTTCGGAAAGCGGATTGCCGAATTTGCGAAGGCCAATGCCTCGACGACTGAGGCCCAAAAATCCTATTTTGGAGGCTGATCAACCGTGAGTAAGTTCGTTCAACGCGATTATGGGAACAAGAAGGAAATCCTGAAGTTCCCTGACCACTATGTAGCGCTGGCCGTGACGGTCGACGACACGGGCGTGACGCCGGGCGCTGACGGCCGCAAGATCGTGCCGGCCGGTACGATCGTGGGCGGCGGTTTCATCGGCGACGACACCAAAATGGCCGTCAAGAAAAATGACGGCGAGGCCGAGGGTGTCCTGCTCAACGACGTCGACGTCACCTATGGTCCGGCGCCGGGCGCCGCGGTGATTCACGGCTTCATCGACCTGAACAAGCTACCGGAAGCGCCTGATGAGGCCGCCATCGAAGCACTGAAGCAAATCCATTTCATCGCCTGATCGTCCTGATCGGCGAATCTGACATGAAAGGGAGAGGAGATTCACCATGCCGACGATTTTCGATCTGATCAACGCCCGCGCAATTGCGGCGTATATCACGAACAACCCGTCGAACACTGTGCCGTACCTGGGCGCCACGCTTTTCCCGGCGCGGAAGAAACTCGGGCTCGACCTGTCCTGGATCAAAGGCTCCCGCGGCCTGCCGGTCGCTCTGCGGGCATCGACCTTCGATGCGAAGGCGACGCTGCGCGACCGGATCGGTATTTCCAAGGTCGAAACGGAAATGCCGTTCTTCCGCGAGGCAATGCGCATCGGCGAGAAGGACCGTCAGGAACTGCTGCGCCTGATGGAGTCGAACAACGATGCGTATGTCATGCCGCTGATCACTCAGATCTTCGACGATGTGCGGACGCTCGTAGACGGCGCCAACGTCATCCCCGAACGGATGATCATGCAACTGCTCTCGACGGGCAAGATCAAGATCACGGACAACCGGAAGGATTACGACTACGACTACAAGTTCAACCCGGATCACAAGGAACAGTTGACCGGGAATGCGGTCTGGATCGATCCCGACAGCACGCCGATCCAAGACATCATGCGTTGGCAAAAGAAAATTGAGCAGGACACCGGTGTCAAACCGACGCGGGCTATCTGCGCTCAAGATGTCTGGGATGCGCTGCTCGCTCACCCGCAAATCAGAAAGGACCTCAACCCTCTGGGTGCGATGAACATCATTCTGACCGACGAGGATCTGCGGCAATATCTGCGCAGGAAACTCGGTCTTTCTGTCACGGCGTACACCAAACAGTACGCGCTGCAGGACGGAAGCACGCACCTCTTCTATCCGTCCGGCCACATCACTCTGATTCCAGAGGGCAATCTGGGCAACACCTGGTACGGTACGACGCCGGAAGAAGCGGATCTGATGGCCGGCGCAACGGCTGCAGAGGTTCAGATCGTCAACACCGGCGTCGCGATCACGTCGATCAAAGAGCCTCACCCGGTGAACGTGGAGACGATCGTCTCCGAGATCGTTCTGCCTTCGTTCGAGACGATCGACACGGTGTTCATCGCCCAGGTACTGCCGGCGTCCTGATAAGGAGAGGCCACTGGCCTCTCCTATATCCATGGAGGTGATACCAGATGGGCGGACTGGAAGGTCTGAGCGTCGCCGAAGTTCTGCAATTGGTCGAGAGCGGCAAGCTGTCGACGGACGCAGCGCTCGAGCTCGAACGCAAGGGCAGGAACCGGAAATCTCTGATTGCAAAGCTCGAGGCTCTGGTAGCCCCGGAAGAACATGATCAGGAGGCTCTGAACGATCCGGAAGAACAACCGGAACCGCAGGACATCCTGGACGCTACGAGCGATGATGCGCGGGAGCCGGAGAGACTGGAATCGGAGACGGTCAGGGTGGTGTTTCTGCACAACGTCAAGCACAACACCACG